CTATTGGATGTATATGTGCTTGCCATTTTATCCCTCTATCTCTGTGTATGTTTCTGTGCCACTAGGTGTAATCTCTGTATATGTTTCTGTACCACTAGGTGTTATTTCTGTATAAGTCTCTGTTGCAGCATCAGTTACCACATCTACAAACATTATATCTCCAGAGCTTGTTTTTGTAAAATTTAAATCTTGCGATGACGTTCCTACAAAAGTTCCTGCACCTGTTGATGTTTGTGTAAAAATACCGCTAACTTCAGCCTGTCCCTCATTCACCAAACGTATGTTTTCTGTGGTCTGTGTAAAGTTACTACTCACTTCTGCATTTACACTACCACTAATAAATATACCTGCAGTTGTCTGTGTGTTGTTAAAACTTAACTCTGCAACTCCTGCTAATATACCTACGCCAACAGATGTTTTGGTAGCAATGCCACTCATTTCTGCTACACCAACTTCAAGAACTCCTTGATCGGCTATGGCGTTTTCACAAAAAGCAGTAGCTCCAAACATTAATTGTAGTCCTCGTTTTCTTTCTCTAATTCTTTTCTTAGTCTTTGTACTCTGTTTTCCAAAGTGCTAATTGTAGTATAAATATGTCCACTGCCACTTGGTCGTATCTCGCCTTTTAAACACTCAATTTCATCCATCAATGCTATTATGTGTGTAAATTTAGAATTGTGCATTGTAATACTTTGCTTTGTATCTTCGTTATCTGTTACAAGTATTGGTTGTCCAGTTCTCATTTTAATCTCCCTTTTTATTATGCTAAATCTCCTACTGCGGAGGCATTTGCGTTACCTTTGTCTCGTAAAGCACCATTTTCAACGGTTCTTAATTGTGTTGTATTTGTTGCTTGACTCACTGTGTATTCTGTAGAGTCAGCATTTGTTAATTCAGCTTGGTGCATTACAGAAACACAATAATTTGCATTGTTCATATTACTTGAATATGTTGGATCAAATCTACCTGTCTCAACATCATTTACTGAGCTAACATTAAAACTGTCTAGATTCTGTGAACCTGACCCTGCGTCTTGACTGTACTTTATCCACCATTTACAAAGTCCTTGTGCAATATTAGTTGTAGCCGCCCCACCCTCTGATTTTGCTACAGCTGTGTTAAGTAATGTTACAACTCCTCCATCAGCAACTGTTATAGCATCGTCACCATCTGTAAATTCTATGAGAGCAGTTTTAAATGCTACTTGATGTCTTGCTAAATCACTTGCTCTAGTCATTTGCTCTCCAATACTGCTATTCTGGCTTCAAGTTCTTGTATGGTTTTTACAAGTAAAGGAACAAGTTTGCTTTGATCTATGCCTTGATAGACTGGATTACCATCATCATCTACTTCATCATGTTTACCAGTTATCGCCTCTGGTACAACTGATTGAACTTCATGTGCCAAAAAACCATCTACTGTTCTATCTTTATCTTCTTTAAAGTTGAACCGAACTGGATTAAGTTTTTTTAATCTAGTTGTTGCATCCCAACTTGATGTTACATTTTCTTTTAATCTGTAATCTGAAGTTGTGTTATATGCGACAGCAGTATTGTTATTGTTAGTTATTGTACCTCTTGATGTGCCACCAGAATGAAAGTTTATAAAAGCAGCACCATTCCCACTAGCAGTATCATTTATGCAAAATCCATTGTCTGCACTGGAGGAAAAATCCATAGACATTTTACCATTTGTCAGATTTGTTGTTCTCCCACCTAAACAAATATCTCCGTTACCTAAGATTATCATGTGAACATTAGTGCCATCATGGTCATCTATTCTTATTGACTGATCTGCTGTGGTTGAACCAGCACTTATTTTAACACCAAAACTTCTATCGTTTGTAGCTTCTTGGTTATGAAAATGAGCAACATAAGTAAAGTCACCACTAACACCTGTTCCATCAGTAGATGTTATAACTTGAAGAGGATGAGCAGGTGAATCTGTACCAATTCCAACTTTATTTGTGCCTCCATTTACAACTAAAGCATTAGCTGAATCATTTGACTCAACACGAAAGTCTACGTCTGCACTATCTTCATTAAATACTGCACCACCTTTAGCTGACAAAGCACCAGTTAATGTAGATGCACCTGTAACATCAAGCGTTCCTGTTATAGCTATGTCACCATCAAATGTACCACCATCTGCTTTACTTACAGTGTCTGCAACGCTAAAAACATCATAAACAACAACCTCAACTATGTCATTTACTGCTGCACCAGTTCCTAAAACAATAGCTGTTCCACTTGTAGAAGTGTAATCTGCTTCTCCTAACTTTACGCCATTTTGAAACACATCAACAAATGTGCTATCTTTATAGCTTAAAGTTATACCCTCTGCACCAACACCAGAAAAACTAGTTTGACTAGCTGTGGCAGTGTATGTATGTTTTTTTCTAACCCCATTAAAAGGGCTGACTCCAATGTACGGCATTTAATTCTCTTGGCTCTCTCTATATGATTTGTAAGCTGTTTTAATATCATCAGTCCACGCTGCTGTAGCAATCGCCTGTACTGCTGCTGTCTCTTTACTAATATCTGTCGCAGTATGTTCCCATTTACCATCACTTTTTTTTCGTGAAAAGAATGGCTCAAGAGAATGTCTATGTCTAGAGCGACTTAACTCAACACCATCTTCTTTTATTACAGTGTCTGTTGCTACCTGTATTGTCCAATTATTTACAACTTCTATTTTTGGAACTTCTATTGTTTTTGTTAACGCCATATTAAATCCTTATGAGTTAGTTATATAAACAGCGAATCCAGTAATATATGTAAGTGTCGATGAATCTATACTACCACCATTATATACATGAAATGTAGTTCCACTGTTGGCAGTGACATTATATTGCTTATTACTTTCTGAACCACCAGCAATTGCACATAAGCCCACTGCACTAAAATGACCATCATGACTAAAAGGTAAATTTCTTATTTGAATACTACCACCACCACCAGTGTTGCCATTATCATTACGAAATGTAACACACACTCTATTACCTATTTTTGTATATGTTCCATCCTCTGTAGAAAAACTATTTGGATTGTCTGCATTTCTAATATCAGGTGTCCAAGTACCCTCTTCAAAATCGTCTAGTAAATTAGCTGAGTTTCCTGCTGTTACACCAAGATATATTCCTGCACCTGATTGAGGAAAACTAACATTACCATCTTCTGCTCTCAATTGAAATAATGTTGCACCATCATCTATGACTTGAAAGACTTGACTTCCTGCACCGATGCCTGTGCTTGTTAATTGAACTAGACCACTACTGGCTATTGTTATCGCATCTGTTTTAGATGCAGAACCAATAGTTCCAGAATCTTTTATTATTAAATCATCTGCTAGTGTAACAACTTCACCACTAGATATGGTTATGGCAGTGGCATCACTAGAATTAGATATACCAGCTATACCCTCTTTACCTATTTTAGTTAATGCCATCTAGATCTCCTATGCGTAAGGACTATCGCCTAACAAATCTTTATCCCATGCAGCTTTTAATTTAGCTATTGTTTTTGCACTTGATATAGCGCTTGCTGCTGGTGCATCTCTTAACTTTTTCTTTGTTGCTGCACTTGCAGCTTGTGCAGAACTATCTCCAGCCTCTAATGCTTTCATATACACAACGTCTTCTGCTGCTAATAACGGAGTTCTAACTTCTCTAATTTTATCTTGAAAAATCTTTTTAGATTCAGTTAGATCTTCTGTTATGGTTTTACCAGATAATGTCCAAGCGTTTCTGAAATGTCTATCTGATGGTACAGTTGCATCTGATGCTGCAATAGTATTACCATCTTTATCTACTATGTTAGTTATCATTTAAGCTACCTCATCTTTCTGTATGGTTAGTTCTTCATTAATCTTCCAAGCATTTCGCCATACTCTAGTGCTAGGAAGTTGTTCTTTTCTGCATATAACTAATCTAGGCTTGTTGCCTTTATCCCAGTTTCTCCACACCTTTTGCGGTATATCTTTCATAATTAAATATTCTATAGCTCTTTCTTCTGTCATTGCTTCTATTGGTTTTGTGTTATGTAACAAATATCCTCTTGTATGTTTTTTAAAATCTGGCTTTGCTTCATCCTTTGCTAACTCCCAATATACCTCAACTGGTGGTAATATTCCACCCTGTAATGCACAAGCCATCCAATTAGGATCAGGGTGTGTAACTTTTGCTGGTGCATCTAAATCATCTGGATCTTCCCATACAACACAATATTCTGTTCTTACTGGCTCTAACTTTTCTTTTGCCCAACATAATCTATCCCAAAGATGTGTGCCTTGAAATTCTGGTGTGGTTATTGTCATGCAAGATCTCCTATAAATGATATATTTACATGAGCATCATCTTGAACTCCATTTGCATCACTTCTATTTTTTACTTGATTTGCAGATGTTGATAGAGTGCCTTCTGCTAATGCTGTTATTCTACCATCTCCAGAACCACTGCTGTTACCACCACCTTGACAACAATAATCAACTGCATCAAAGTTTGTTGTTCTAGTGATTGTATAATCTCCGTTTCCATTGTCTGTTAGTGAAGCATTATTTACAGAGTTTCTTGCTGAAGGAGTGTCTCCGTCAATATTTACCCAATGCTTTGGAGAGCCACTCACAATAAAGTCAGTGTCAACTGATTTAGCAGTTCCTTGTATCTGCCCACTTGTCGTTAATGTATCAAATGCTATTGTTCCGTTTGCCATTATGCTAGGTCTCCTAAAGCTGCTGATGCTATATTTTGATTTCCGTCAGCAAGTGCATAACTAAATTTTTTATTAGATGTTCCATAACCACTAGTGGCTTGGTCAACTGCATCGTTAATGTTATGAACAAATATACTACCACCATCTTGTTTATCATCTGATGATGAAAGAACTGCATAATTAGTATTACCCATATTGGTAGTGAATTGAGGTGCATAAAGACCTGTTCCTGAATCTGTAACAGATGCTGTGTTAAAAGAATCTGCAACTGTAACAGCAGCACCTGAAGTTCTTACCCATTGTTTAATTAATCCTTGCTGAATACTTGTCTGATTGCTACCCTCACCTCTAATGGTTAAAGAGTTTGCACTTGCACTAACTACAGGTGTTGAGCCAATAGTTATGG